AACTCCACTAGCTCCGCTAACTCCGCTTGTATTTCCACAGACAACAGAAGGAGAGACGATGGATGAGAATATGACATTGGTGGAGCGTCTGGAGAAGGCGGCGTCGCTGCTGGAGCGGACGGTGGGGTGGCTGGAGGAGCGGCAGCTGTTTCTGAGCGGTGAGGTGGAACGCATCTCGGCTACGGTGGAGACGACGCGCCGCGAAGAAGAGTTGCTGGCGAAGCTCGAAGCGATGGAAGTGGAGTTGAAGCAACTGAAGGCGGAAGGCGATCGGGTATCTCCCAAGCCTCTGGAGACGCTGCGCAAGACGCTGCCTTCGGCGACGGTGGAGATGCTGGCCAAGCAGGGAATAGGCGAAGGCGCGGTGGATGTGCGCGCTCTGGACGCGGCGCTGCAGGGGTTGAGCCTGGAGCAGCGGATTGCGGTGAAGAGCCAGCTGCGGCGGGCTGGGGCGGTGGCGTAAGGCAGAGACCAGGGACCAGGGACTAGGGACCAGGGACTAGGGACTAGGGACTAGGGACTAGGGACTAGGGACCAGGGACCAGGGACCAGGGAACAGGGACTAGGGAACAGGGACTAGAAGACGGAGTTTGCGGCTGACGGTTGGTAAGTGCCGATAGCTTCTGAAATCAAGATCGGTGGAGATAGCTCCTGGAGTTAGCCGTGGGATGCGGCGGACTCTGGGAGTTTTGTTTTGTGGGGAAGATTTCACGGGAACCTGGCGCCGGGTGAATGGGCAGAAGGACATTATGAACGTACGTTTTGCGGATATTCATGCGGCGGCTGACTATATTGGGCCTGGAGCGATCGAGGTCCCGCTGTATCAGACGGAGATCTTCGACATTTGCCGGCGTTCGAGCCCGTTTGGGCAGCGTATCAAGCAGGTTCCGGCGACGGGTCATCCTTCGCGATTCTTCGAAGAGACGGCGCTGCCTGCGCCGGGTTCGGATGGGTTTGTGAATCCGCGGTCGATTTCGCCGACGGTGGTGAGTCCGACACGGGTGGAACGTTCGGTTCCGCTGAAGGCGCTGGTTTCACAGATCAACTACAACCTCTTCGACGTGGAGTTGGGCAATCAGCAGAAGCAGTTTGCCTATCTGCAGGCCAAGGATCTGGCGGACACCGTGAGCGGGCTGATGGTGGAGCACGATGTGGCTCTCTGGAACGGTACCGATACCAGCCTGAGCACGCCGACGACGTTGCAGTATTTTGGCGTTGCGGGACAGATTGCGGCGGGCGGTCAGACGACGACGATCGGAACGACAGCGTCGATTGTGGATGGGCTGAAGTCGGCTGTGGCGCAGATGGTGGCGCTCAATGGCTATCATGTGCGGCCCACGGCGATCTATGGCAATCCGGTGCTGCTGGACCTGATCGACCGGGAGATGAAGACCGAGTTCAACGTGGTGTTGAACACGGAGAACATCACCGGCGGCGTGCGCGTGAAGATGCTGTCGACACAGGCCGGCGATCTGCCGCTGATTCCGGACTGGAGCCTGAGTTACACGGGTACTCCTGGCTCGGGCAGTGCGGTGCTGCCGGCGTACATCGTGACCGAGAACCTGATCGAGTATCACTGGCTGGGCGATCCCACGCCGCGGATCTTCGAGCTGGGTCTGCCGAACTCGCTGGCGCAGCAGTATGTGGCGGTGAAGTTTGGCGCGGTGGTGGTGAAGGGCGCGAACTACGCGCATTACCAGGTGCTGGTGGATCGATAGCACCCCAATAGGCCTGTAGAATTCTAGTAACAGCGGGGGCTTTCCTTTGGGATTTGCGTACTTGACTCCCGTGGTTGACGGCTGCCGCACTTAGGGCACGGTTTACGGCGCTCACGGGCGCTGAGAGGGTGAGCACATTGGACGCAAGGCAATTCAACACGAGCGCGGGGGGCGGGCGGCTTGATGCGCCGCCCAAACTCCGCTCGCAATAAATCATTGGGGATGGTGGAGAGGTCCCAACCGGGCGAGTATTTCATCGGAAGGCTTTCTGGCGGGTTACGTACCGCCCGAGGTTACCAACCTCACGCACCGCTTACCGTAGGATCGGCGCGGCGGAGCTTAAGAGTTTATGGAGAGCCATGCCTTGCGTTCAGCGCTGCGCGCATGGCCATGAGTGGAAATAATCCATGATTTACCTTGATCTCTCAATAGTTCAGCCGCCTCCATGTTGCCGAGCTCGGACGACTGGGAGAGGTAGGGATCATGGATCACTTCTAAAATCTGCTCCCAAGGATCAATGCGCCAATCGATAATGCGTTCGATAGGCGGATACCCTTCTGCGCCAAGGAGTTGAATTCCCTCAGGAAGATGCTCAGAACTCTCGCCAAGTGGAAGCATAGCTGAAATGGAGATAGTGGCCAGATAGCCTCCTGAGCCTGGGGCGATGCGGATAGATGAAATGCGCTGGCGCTCGAAAGGATCTAGCGCCAGAATCACTTCGCGGAGAGAAGGGAAAGTATCCACGCTAGGCCGCCTTCTTTGCTGCCTGGTAGCGAGCCATTAGATCGGAATCCCCCTTCACTAGCTCTTGGATAAACTCAAAGCCCTTCATGTTGCGGCGGCTGATCCAGTAGCCAGCTTGATCTTTGGCTTCGATCATATCGATCATTTCGGCGAAGAAGGCGGCGAGTGTAGTTCCGCTAGAGAGGATCTTTTCGCTGCGAAGCTCGGCGAGTTTAGCGGCCTTGATCTTGGTGGCTTGCTCGATCTGATTTGCGTTACCGATCATTTTGATCTCCTATGAGGCTGGTGCCTCTGATGTATGAAGGATAGCACAACCAAGTAATGTGTCAAGCTAAAAGTGAGAAATTTAGAAACTATTTTCGCCACGGGAGTAAAAGACGTAATTCCCTTTTCTCTTGAGTCCTTTGCGCAAAACGCAATCAGCGCCTACAATGTGCACATGCCAGCAGGTAGACCGAGCTCATGGACTCAAGAGATAGAAGACGAAATCCTCCTTCGTCTCTCCCACGGAGAACCACTGAGCAAGATTTGCCGAGATGAGCATATTCCAGCCGAATCAACCATTTATCGATGGGAAGATCATGTCGAAGGATTTTCGGAGAAAGTCTCGCGTGCGCGCGAGCGAACTGCGGATCATTACTCTCATGAAATCATAGAGATAGCAGAAGAGACGCCTGTATTCGAGCAGCCAGATCCGGATGGTGGAACTTCCGTTCGCATCGATCCAGCCGGAATCCAGCGCAACAAACTGCGCATCGATACTCGAATCAAGCTGATGCAGATGCTCAAGCGAAAGACTTATGGGGAGAAATCATCTCATTCCCTTGAGAACCCTGACGGCACAGCGATCCAATTCGTTGCAAAATCGATCTTGGAGAAATGACACATGCCCTCGTTTGTGACCAACCCGCAGCAAACACAGCTAGTTACGCTGTATCCTGGCAACCATATCGCCTTGGTCAACAACGCCGCCACGGATACGGGAATCACGCGGACCATGCAGGTGGCGATTGGTCCAGATCCGATGGGAAACTATAGGGTTGTGATCACGAACAGCACAAACCAGACAGCCACGCCGACCGTGGCGCCTAACGATTCAGTGCTGATCTCGCCGGCAGCGGCCAGCTATGAGCCGTATAGCGATGAGGCCCAAGCGATTACGGTGGCGGCGGGCACAAGCGAGAGCTTCAACTGTTTTGGTCCGTGGCTGAGTTTCACATTTGGGACTGCGCCGACGAGCGGAAGCCTGATTTTGTCGCGCTGATGCCGAAGCAGATTGACCTCGTACTGCAGCCCAAGCAGCTCACCATAGGCGAAGCGTTCTACGCAACTGGCCCTGACGCGGCCACATGGATTGGCGGCGGTGGCGCCAGAGCAGGCGGCAAGTCTGGTGGGATGCGGCGAATCATGATCGATCGCCGAATCCAGCGACCAGGCACAGACGGCGCAATCATCCGCAGAGTTTGGGAAGAGGTTAAGCGCAATCACGTCGATGAGTTCTTTCGTGAATGGCCTGAACTGAGAGCGTACTGGAGGGCTGGCGACCATGAGATTCGATTTCCAAACGGTAGCCGAATCATCTTCATGTACGCCGAAAACCAGCAAGAAGTAGATCGCAAGTTCTGGGGTGTGCAGTTCTACGACATCATGGTGGACCAGGCGGAGCAGTTCACCGAGCGCGAGCTGACGATCATCAAGAGCTGCAACCGTTGGCCCAACACTAAGGTAGGCGAGTGCAAGACAGGGTTATTCTTCAACCCTGGTGGGATAGGCACTGAGTTTCTGCGGCGAGTGTTCTGGCAGAAGCGCTTCCACAACAGGGAGCGGCCAACAGATTACAACTTTGTGCATCTGTTTGGTTGGGACAACTATGTTTGGTTTCAGCCACTTGGCATCACGCCGGAGGAATTATATGGAATGCCAGATTTGTGCGGCGGAGCAAATGGCGATGGGCCAGCGTATCAGTGTTGCCGTTTCCACCTTTTTATCAACCGGACAGGTGAAGGACGAAAGCTCGACGCTTTGCCGCCTACACTACGAGCTGGTCATCTTCTTGGCTCATTTGACTCTTTCGCCGGTCAATACTTCGCCGGGGTTTGGGATGAATCCAAACTGATCCTTACCGCAGGACAAGAGCAGCAGCTAATCCAGCCGTGGTGGAATCGCTGGATGGCTCACGATGATGGGATTGTGCATCACGCTGCGATTCAGTGGGCTGCTTCGGGCAAGGTATCTCCAAAGATGTTCCATGATGTGTTTGGAATTCTCATCTCGGAGCCTGTAACCTGCGTTGTGATCTACCGAAACCTGACCGAGAACGAGACAGAGGCCGGTGAGCTAATCCGCCAGGCCCGCAGGCTGATGAGCACGGATGAGGCTCGCACGGTATCTCGCTACTTCCTGAGTCCAGACGCGTGGGAAAAGGACGCTTACGGTCACAGCACAGCCGACAGCATCACGGAAGAGCTCACGCGAAAGTGGCCCATCAAGGGGAGTGAGCGGCTGCAATGGAGTCTTCCTCCTGCTGAGCAGGCCGACAATTCCAGGATTAATGGTTGGCGGTTCATGTACGCCATGATGAAAAAGACCTGCGACGTTCTGGCGGGCAAGATGAATCCGACGCGGGAGGATGACGATTTCGAGCATGAGGGCGGCGGCTACAGCCCGAAAACACCTCTTCTCTTCATTTCATCGAACTGCATGGATGTGATTGAGTCGATTCCTTTAGCGATCCGCGACGATCAGCATGCAGGCCGGGGAGAGGATGTGCTGAAGATGACCACCAAGGCCGATGACGTAAATGACTGTACGCGTTACCTGTGCAAGAGTATGCTCAATCCCAGGAAAACTCCGTTTACTGTCGTGGCGGCTGAAACGCGGGTCGATATGGAGCAAAAGGGCCTGAGCATGACCGAGGTGGCAATCAAGATGCAAAAGCTGGCTGTTAGCGATAAGCGGCGCAGCCAGGGTAAGAGGTCGAGATGGGCGAGGTAACGATCCTGGTTCTGGTCTGTATGCTTGGGGCTACCATTTATCTGTGCGAGAGGCTGCGTAAGCGTATCCAACTCGGCGATGAAGCATTGCGAGGTTTGCGCAGGCACAACGATCTGCTGGAATCCCGAGTTGCAACCCTCACTTTTGAGCGAGACGAGCTGCTGCGCCATAAATCCTTGACGCAAACCCAACCCAAAGCGCAAGATGTACGCAAGCCATTGAATTCCGCTGCTGCGCGCCAAAGGGTTGAGCAGATGAATCGAGGCTTCTATTCGGCGGACAAGCAAGTCTCCAACTCGGAGATTCTGAAGGAGCACAGCAATGGCTGACATGCAAAAGGGTATGAGGGGCCTCGGCAAGATGGGCAACGAGTTCGAGGGCAAGCCTGATCCTGCCAAGAAGATGGGCGGCGAGATGCACGGAGAAGGCGGATCTGTTCACAGCGTCCATGACCATGGCGACGGCTCATTCCATACCGAGCACCCAGACGGCTCCAAGGAAGATCACGCCGACCACAAATCCGCGCTCGCCTCTGTGGGCCACAAGATCACCGGTGGCGACAAGCATCACATCGTCCACCACGACGGCATGAGCGCGAGCTCGCACTCGATTCACGAGGACGGGCAGCATGAGGACCACGGCGAGCACAACACCGCAGAGGAAGCCAAGGGCGCCCTGGACAAGTTCATGGGCGAGGAAGCCCAGGAGCCGATGCACCAGCACGACGAAATGGGCGAGCAGGAGCACGAGCCCGCCTACGGAGCAATGTAGTCCAACCCTGTCACTGACGGGACGCACGTAGACGTGCAGAAAAGAGTAATTCATGTCTGGAAAGATGAGCAGCTTCGCCGGTCTTTACGACGCTATCGATTTCGCGTATGGCATTAACCCCAAAGTTAGTCCGCTTCTGGTTATCAGCGGACCCTCGGCAACAGGTTCCGGGACACTGAGTTTGGTGCAGCCGACCACGAATCTGCCAGACGGTACGATTCTCTCTCCGCTGAATACCAATGCTCCGATCACCGTAGGGGGGAACTCAAACGTTGAGACCATCACGCCGAGCGCCGTGTCGATTGTGGGTGGCGCACCACCGGCCTATGGTCAGTCTTCCGTGACAGGCACTTTTACCTACTTGCACGGCAATGGCGATGAGATTCGCTCCGGCACCGTGGGGCTTCAGGAAGCCATCAACCACGCCAGCAGCAAGGGCGGCGGCCAGGTTATCATCAGTGCGACTTGGAGCGTCTATGGGGGAACGCAGGCGATCCTTGAAGCGGTGACGGTGCCAGCCAATGTCTCTATCTGGGATAACCGGACTGGTGGCGAGCAGGATTCGGTTACAGTCACTCTGTCTGCCGCTCAGGTTAACACTATGTTCACTACGCCGGTAGAACTGCTTCCGGCTCCGGCTGCTGGATCGTTCTACGTGGTCAATCAGGCTATTTTGGTGAACGAGAATGGCGGAACGGCATGGACAGGTGGCGGCGCGATTGAGATTGGCTACGGAAACGCGAATCCTCCCGCCGTGGACGCATTGACGGGTACGATTGCTGCTACGTTCCTAACCTCTCCCACTGTGAAACAAGTCATCACCTTGGCCGGCTCTCAGCTTGCGTCTGAGGCGGAGGTCAGCACTGTGGACGCTCTGGGGATCTTCATTTCAAACGCCACTGCCGTATTCGCAACCGGCACCGGAACATTGAAGGTTCGGCTGCTGTATACGCTGATGACGACTTAGGGAGAAGTCAATGAAGCTTTACTCAGTAGGATTTGAATGAAACTTCGCATCTATCGCATGTTCGATAAGTGGAACGTTGGGGAGCCGGGCAAGCTCCCCCCGTTTTCCGTCCAGTATGATGACTGGACGGGGGCCGTCAAGTTCGCCCGCCTATGTTTTATCAAGCCTAACGTCTGGGAAGAATGGAGCAGCATGTGAAACTGTACTCCTCAGATCGCAAGGCAATGCCGAAGAGCGACTTTGCCGGTCCTGGGAAGTCGTTTCCGGTTAACGACCCAACTCACGCCAGGCTGGCAATCTCCGGGGCGACGCGCAGCGAGCGGGCTGGGAACATCTCGGCCTCGACAGCGGAAAGCATCAAGGCGAAGGCCAGAAAGAAGTTGTACAGCAAATGACTCGGTGTCTACAAGATGATTCGTGTCTACATCAATAACTTTGATTCAGACCAGATCTGGAGTTACGACGAGGGCGAAGGAACAGAAGAAAAGCATTGCAAGGATGTTGTATTCGGACGCGTCATGGCTCAAACGAAGTCGGACATGTCAAAGCGCGGCAGTAAGACGGAGCCGTGCTGCTGGATACAGGTAAAAAACTGCAAAGCAAGCCTGATTCCGGGGGAAATTTTGGTGATTGAGTGACACTGGAACCGAGGTCAGACGAAGAGCTCAAGGCCGAGGCGCTGAAGAAGCTGAAGTTCATGCACCAGCAATACTGGCGCCTGCGCAACGGTAAAGCGCGTTTCATGCTCTGCCCGTACTGCTCACCATTGGATCAGAAGTTCAAGCGGCGCAACTGGCCCGGCAAGAATTTCTGCTGCTTCACATTCAGGGATGCATTCGCTGCAATCCTCGACCGGCAGGAAAAGGTAGATGAGGCGTACAAGGCGGCGCAGATAGCCACGAAGCTGATGAAGATGGTGGAGAACTGATGGCGGTAGACGCTAAAACTCGGGAAAAGATGGTCATTTGCCAGGTACCAATGCTACATCAGCCTGGAGTGATTATCGAACTAGCATTACCGGCTACCGATTCCTACGCGAAAAAGGTACTGGCTTGGCGGCGTAAGCAGCGGAGGAAAAGTAAAAATAATGGCAACTAGCGCTCCTCCCATGCCCGAGACAGAAACCGGCGGCGCACCCGTCGAGCAAGCCCCTCCTCCGCAAGAACCTCCCACATTCGGCGAGAATAATCGTCACCTTCCGTCAATGCTGAAGGATTGTTTGCTCGATCTGGTGAAGGAATTCCAGCAGGAGGATTTGTATGACCGACGCATCGAAGACCTCACCGACAGAGGGCTCAGGTTCTACGACGATGGAGTACAGCATTTCTATCCCAATTACGGAACAGGAGCTTATCAGATTGGCAGTTCCGGGGCTTACGTGGACCTGGGAGAGGGTGATGGTTTTGAGTGCGGCGAATACATGGGGGCCTACAACATCTTTCGGGCTCGTCGTAGAACCATTGACTCCGTACTTACACAAAACCCTCCCGGAATAGACTTCCAGCCAGACCGCCCTGACCGTCCAGAGGATATTCAAGCCTCCGAGACCGCCGAAGGCTATCGACATTTATTCGATCAGAATAACGATATCTCCGATATCCAGCAGACGATTACGCGCTATTTCGAGCTCTCTGGACGCGTTGTTGCACGCACCTACACTGCCACCAATCAGCAGAAGTGGGGCGTAAACGACGATGGAGAACCAAGGAAGATGGAGACGTGCAAGATATACGGCACGCTCGAATCCACGGTTCCGATCATCTGCCGGAGCCAGGATGACGCTCTCTACACCTTCACATACGATGATTTCCATGTCCTCAAGCTGAAGTCAGAGAATTCGTGGCTCAAGGATGAGGATGGGAGCTGGAAGTTCGATGGTGGGGAAGGTGGACCAGGCGAGTCCGACTGGAAGCGCTATGCCCGGCTGGGCGTCAGACAGGCGCGCAAAGGCTTCTATCTCACCGGCACAGCATTGAAGCACATTACGACCGAGATGCACGCTTACCTCAGGCCGGAGTGCTTCGCGGCCAAGAAATGCGAAGAGATTTACTCAGGTCCGGCGGGATGGGACGACGAGGCAGATGGTCCGATCAACGATGTCTCGACGAACGAAGACGGCTCGCAGATGACCATCGCAGACAAGCTGAAGGAATTGTATCCGGAAGGTGTGCACATCAAGTTCTGCGGCAAAGTTTACTCGGAATCATGGGCTGAATCGATGGACGACGCTATCGATATCGTGATGAGCGAGAAGCGTGATTCGATGACCGGTGGAGCCCTGATGGAGCCCATGAAGATCATTCAGGACGGCTTCAACGACTTCAAGAATGCCGAGCGGGAGTACTACGAAAAGGGCTGGCCGATGACGCACTTCCGCGGGGATGGCGAGGATTACGATGCAATCGTGGAGCAAGCTTCCCGGCCGGCGCAGTTCAATCTGATCAAAAATCCGGTCGGCCCAACTGATGAGCCGGTTGCCAACAATTTTTACCGCGAGCCGGACATGAACGTGCCCCAGTCATTCGTCCAGTGCATGGAAGAGTATCGCGGGCCGCTGTCTCAGGACATTACCGGCTCGTCTCCGGCACTCGAAGGCGTTGCAGGGCCAAAGGAAGAGACGGCTTCGCAGCGCGCGATGGACAAGGCGCAGTCTACAGGGATTCTTGGGCCTACCTGGAGTCGGGTGCAGTATGTGTTTGCGGGGATTTACAAGAAAGCAGCGCTGAAGGCATCGAAGAATCCGGATCATTCCAAGGAGATTGTCGTAGTTGGCGGCGATGGGCAGAAAATCACCATCACGCTCGAGAATCTTTCGCGCGGCAAATTCCACTGCAAGCCGGATCAGGATTCGACTTTCCCAGACTCGACAGCTTCGCAAAGGGCGAATCTTGACCAAACGCTCCCTCTCATTGCCCCCACGCCGATTGGAGCAGAGCTTCTGGAATCGCCTGACAACTGGGAGGAATGGCTGCGAATCAAGGGCATGACGAACCTGACGATGACGCCTGCGTTGGGATTCAAAAAGCAAGTCAGGGAGATTGAGATTCTGTCGCGGGAGGCGCCGGTGCCGAACCCGGCGGTCGAGCAGTACGACCAGCAACATGCCGCGCAAGCACTGATGTCGATATCTCAAGGTCTTCCCGCACCGCCGTATCAGCCGCCGCCTATGGAGCTTCCGTCCGTGCAGCCGAGGAAGCGCGATTACCACAAGTGGGAACTGGCCAAGTGCCGGGAATGGCTCTCCAGCGAGGATTGCTGGCGGCTTGAGGCTGAGGATCCACAAACTTATCCCCCCTCCCCCATGCCTGGTTACAGCGACAATCCGCATGTGCGTAATGTTGAGCTCCATGCGGATATTCACGAACAGATGATGGCGTTGGAATTGCCTCCGATGCCCTCAGCGATGCCGATGCCGGGTAAACCTCCTATCCCCGGCGCGGCACCGAATGTACAAGCAGCACCTCCGGGAGCGCCCGGACAACCAACTGTGTGAGGAAACATGCCTGAAGACGCAGCAGTAATGGATTCACCGGCAATTGGCTCGGAAGAGCTTGATTTAGGAACCGCAACAGTCGACGAAGGTGGCGATTCCGGCGACACAGGCCAGACTACCGACCAAATCGACACGCATGATGAGCCCCAATCGGGGGAAACCGGGCATCTGCGCGGAAAAGAGCTCTATCGTGCGGTAAAAGACAAGCTGAAGAACGGCGAAAAGCTGACTCCGCAGGAAATGCGCTCAATTCGCAACGCGATTCACGTCGCTGGGCGCGCGGATGAAGCTACCGGCGGTGATTTGGGCAAATTCGAGTCGGAAAGGGCCGTCTACGAGCAATTGCGATCTCCAGGGGAAGAGTCCTACACGCCTGAGCAGCTTGTTCAGCAATATAAGAGCGAGCGCGAGCAGCTTTTCAAGATATGGAAGGATGTAGAATCCGGGTCACCGGCTCTCATTGAGGAAGTGGCTACGGATTACCCAGAAGCCTTCCCTCAGCTTGCTATATCGGCGATGGATAAGTTTGCTTCATTGAATAATGATGCATTTTCTACCTATGTGGCGAAAAGCGCCTTCGGATACCTCTCCAGCCAACAGATTCCTCAGCAATTTCAAATCCTCGATCGATTTCTTCCTGAATCGAGCGATGATCCGGCGACGCAGCTCGTCATCGATGCCATAAAGGTAATCAAGACCGGCTTGCAGGGTCTGGGGCAGATGGCCTCCAAGAATCTGGACATCAAGAAGCCGGTAGCCAAAACCGATGCGCAGGGAAACCCTCAGAAAGACGATCTCGCCGCGCGTGAGCATAATATCCGGCGCGCCGAGTGGGATCAGGAAGTCTCTCCGGTCAATCGGACCCTGCGAGACACCGAAATCAAGAATGCTCTGGCCTCGCGCAAGGCACAGTTGACAGACAAGGAACGCGCGCAGGTGATGGCGGCAATCAAGGAAGAATTCGATACCCGCATGAGCCTGCACAAAAACACGCTCAAGGGTTACGTGGACGCGAACAATAAGCGGGCTTATGTGGATCGAGTCTCCTCCGAAGGCAAGAAAATGCTGCCTTCGATGGTGCAGCGCCACGTGAACGCGGTTCTGGATGGCCGCCCGAAGGCTGGAGCGAAGGAACAAGCCAAGTCCGGAGTCAAGCAGCCGGCAGCCGAGATCAGGCAGGACGCAGTGGGAACTTCGTGGCTATCCGGGTCTCCGGCGTCTCTGGGGCTGCAGGTGGATTACTCCAAAACCACTCAGGGAATGATGATGCGCAACGAGGCATACATCAAAGGCCGAAGCGGATTGCATAAGTGGAAGGCTCGTGTAGCGTAATTATGTGGTATGCTCTTGCCAAAGCCCAACGTCCTCGAAGACGGAATAAAAGCGGGGCTGGACAACTGAATAGCAGCAAGCGCGATGCGTAGCCGCCCAACACTCAAGCGGTGCGTTTCTCTGGGGTGCGACAGAGGCTCATAGCGATTCTCGAAGGAGATCACGATGGGCGTCGCAAATGTCGATCAATCCCTAGCGCTCCAACAGGAATGGGTACGCCCTGACCTGGAAGACCTCGCGCTGAGTGCTTCCGTCCTCTGGAAGCGGTTCAAAACCACGCAGAACAAGAAAGTATCCAACCGTCTCGCCCGCATCCCCACGATGCCCTCGCGCGGCGGCAAGCCTCGCGTAGCAAATCTGGACGGCGGAGACCTTGGACTCGGTTCCGGGCCTACCACCATTCCGGGCCAGATCACTACCACCACGCTGGTAATGGCTTGGAGCTACACCAAGGAAGCCGAGTACGCCACCGACTCTGACGAGAAGGCGATTGAAGATTTCGCCACCCTGACCAAATCCATTGCTCCGAAGGCTTTTGCGGATTTTATGGATACGGTCATTCAGGGGCCTGGCAACAATCAGCTCGACACCATCGTTTCCAACGTTACTCAGGGATCAAGCATCGTTGGTTTCGTCGTCAACAATGCCAACTTTTTCCTCGACGATCAGGATCTTGATGTCTTTGCATCCGGCGGCTCCATCCCGGCGGCTTCGGTTACGATTGACTCCTCGGACATTCTCAACAACACCATATGGCTGGCCAACACGATTCCGACATCTTCGGGCATCGGCGCCGGCTATGGACTGTTTGTCTCCGGGTCTTCGGGTCAGGCGAATACCGGCGTCTTCGGTCTGCGATATTACCAGGTGGGAACCAACACCGGCAACTGGCTGGGGATTCAGCGCTCGGCATGGCCGGGAAAGTACCTGGTCCCAACTCTGGCCGTCAATGGCGCGCTGACGCCTCAGGTGGTCCGCGCAATCTTCTCCCTGGTGGAACTCTCGAAGGGCGAAGAGGCGGTAGACGGCGAAGGCATGTTCGGGCACTGCAACGTGGATGTACGTGATGCCTGGGAGCAGAATGCGCTCTTGGTTCAGCGTATCAACTACGTAGAGGCCAAAGGCGACACTTCCGAGGACATGCTGAAACGCAAGGCAGCCACCACGATTGCCGGCCGCGAGATGGTCGTTAATCCGCGCGCGCTTCCCGGCTATCTGGATGTGCTGAGGGAGAAGAACCTGTTCCGCATCGAAACAGTCCCAACAGACTTCTACGATGTGGCCGGGCAGACGCTCTTCCCGCTCTACGGTCTTTCGGGCGGAATTGCCACTGCGCTGGTCTTTTACATGATCTGGCAGGGTCAGATGGCTATAGTGCAAAGCCGCGAGGGTGCCTTTCTAAGCGGCATTACACCGCCAACTGGTTTACTTTAAGTAACTTACGCTTCCTCCTGTATTAAGTGGTATGAAATGACGCTGACGATTCAAAACTCGCTGGAGATTCCCGAGCCAAGCCACTGGCCCATGCCGATGGTGAGGTTTGGGAAGAACCAGCATGACAAGAATCTGTTTCGAGTTGTTTTTGCTCCTTCTGTCAAGAAGCGCGTCTTTGGTCAATTCCCCGATGGGTATGTGGGCGCAAGGCTGAGGCCGAGTTATCCGCAGCTCGGAGACGTGTGGATTCTGGAAAAGTGGATTTCCGGATGGGAAGACACTTTGATGACGCCGGGACAGTATGAAAGGGATGGCCTGAGAGATCCGCAGTCTGGGATGCTTATCAATGGTCCCTATCCTTACGAGGGCACATACAACTACTGCTGGAGTTTTGACAAGGATACGCTTCAGGGCGGCATGGAAGGAGCGGTCGAGAAGATTGTCAACCTGATTAAGAAGGGTGAGGGCAAGTCTCTGGGGCAAATCAAGGCTGAGAACGCCGAACTGGATGCAAAAGAAGAGAAACGCGCCGCAGCCGAGAGGTTCATGCGCGTAAGAGAGAAAGAGCCGCTGTTTGGAGTCAGGCCTGCAAATTTTGCAGGAAGACCCAAGACAGTGAATCACAAGACCCAACGAACCCCGGTAGCCGCGAATCAGTTGCGAGGGATGCCGACCAGGCGCGGCTCGGTAGTTTCAAAGAGAGGACCACAAGTCAATGCCAGTGTTTGATCCGACATTTACCGCCAACAAGGCAGCCGAAACCCTCCCGCCGGACGTGCTCAACGCGACGGGAAGCGACCCAGAGCATCGCGGACGGCAACTCAGCGCCCACAGCATTACTGGCACCATTGACGCGCGGCGCAAGGGGCGTGTGAAGGTCGCTCCGCCCGAGCTGGACATGTTCAAGAATCAGAAGCGGGTTCCGATCCACATCTTCAACGTGGGACCGTTCACGCACACGATTCCATGCGGGTCGATTGGCACCTTTTACATCCCTGGATGCGTCGCTGACAAGAATGGCGTGAAGCCTGAATATGTGGAGATGATCACGCCTCTCTACGAGTTGCAGGATGAGATTTACCCCAAGACCAAGAATGGGGAGGCAAAGAGGTTGTACGAGGAAGGCCGCAAGATGGCGGTTGAAATCCTCGGAGAAGGTCGGAATCAGGATCGAAAGCAATCCCGGCGCCGCGTCGGAGTCTTCATCGCGGCCGGCGATTCTCCCACTAAGAAAGAGTTGCATGATGCGAATGCAGAGCTTCACGCTTACGCCTCGGAGCAGATTCTTTACATGGATGCGCTGTGGGACCGCGACCGCAAGCTCGCTTATGATGTGTACCGCCCCGAGACATTTGGTGCCTGCGCCAGAGTGCTTGGGTTGACGGGCAAGGAAAAGGGATGGCTGGCTCAGGGCGAACCGGCAAACAAGGTGAAGTGCGAAGGCTGCCACACGCCCATCGATCCCGAGGCGCCGATTTGCTTCAATTGCAAATCCCCGGCCAACATCGAGGCATATCGAGCCTACCGCGCCAAGCTGAAGGAACTGGACGAGCCGGAGAAGCGTGGACCGGGCCGTCCTCCCAAGGAGTAGTTCGTGCCACTGCCGCCGCCGACAATTACCGCGCCGTATCCGATGCTTGAAACGTCGCTGAACCTCGCGCGGACCCGGCTCAATGATGCGATTGCCAATATCAGCGGCGACATTCTGACCGACGTGCAGCCGTTTACGGCAACGATGGTCAACGCAGCGTGGAGGAACCTGCAAATCTTCCTCTGCAACCTTGGGTATTCTAAGTACAAGAGGAAATTCTGGGCCTACGCCATGCCGGTAGTGGGATCGCAAGACCCGTCTTCGGAGACCTTTTGGAGTTGGACGCAATTCTTCGATGGCTCGGGATACTTCGTGCCGCCGACGGTGACTGTGCTTCCGCAGGACTTGATTGCGCCGCTGGTAGTCAAGGAAAGGATGACCGGAAGCAATCAACCATTCCGGCAGATTCCTTCGGCTCCCGATGGACTTCCCGAAGGTCCGAAGAGGCCGTGGAACGGTGTCTTCGAGTGGAAGAACGATGCGATCTACATGCCTGGATCGACGTTTTCGATGGACTATGAAGTCGAGTATGCGGCATTCGATGCTGATTTTGCGACCTACACTCCGTTGGGAGGCGATGGCCCGATATTGGGGAATCCCAATACTACGCCGGTATTGACTCCGCTCAATATGCCGATTCCGATCATGCGTTCTGAGTCGGCAATGGCAAACTACATTGCTGCGGAATGCGCCCTTGGAAGAGATGATGTGGACGCGCAGCCTTTTCTGGACAAGGCAGAGAAAGATGCCAAACTTTTGATGAACAACTCCGATATCAAGCTCAAGCAGCGCCGTCCGGTGCAGCGGAAAGCCTATTCGGGGCGCGGTAGCAGGCGCGGACAGCTTTGGGGAAGTCAGGGATACTAAGGAGAGATCATGATCGTCGCAAGCATCACGAACAATTACCAGGGGCTGGTGAATACAACTTCGGCAGAGCAGATCGTGCGCGGCCCCCTGACCCTCAGCGGAAACTACGGCACATCGACCTCGCACGGCGACACACTCAGCTTTGCGAACATCTACGGCATTCAGAGCCGCGCAATTCCGAGCCGCGTGGTGATCTATCAGCAGCCCGCGTCAGGCACCGCGCCCGGTAACTGCACTGGCGTCTATTGCCCCGGCACGACAAATGCCAATGGAGTCGTTTCTTTTTCCAATGCCGGAACGGAACTGACCGAAGGCGCGGCATACACCGGTGCGGTTGCTTCGGCGGTGTGGTTCTTTGAAGCTTACTTTGCGGTCGGCCTCTAGGAGCGGTGAAGAGTGGCCTTCAATCCATCAGGGGCGCAGGCATCGCCGCTCTCCGTTCTGGGCGGATGGGTAACCGAAATGTCAGCAGCCGCTCTTCCGGAAGGCGTCTCTCCGGATAATCAAGACATTGGCTATCTTCCGGGGAGTGTATATTCCCGTCCCTGCACGGATGCGGTTTTTCAGGCTGCCATTGAGCCTGGTGGAACCTGCGTCTACTCCAAGAGCTATGTAAACCCGACCGGAGACGTGAAGAATCTCTGGTTCTTTCTCTCTGGCACGATGTATGTCGAGGATTGGACCAATAACCCCGGAACCACGAGCGTCCTTTTTACGACTGCGGCGGGATCTTTCTGCCGGTCTGTAACCGCTTTTGGGAGAGAGTACTTCGCCATCTCAGATGGGCTGCATGGAACCGAAGTTCCACTGCAGTACGATGGCACTCTTTTGGAGCGGGTGACGCAGGACGGACCAGGCGCCGCGCCTACGGTAACCAGCCTGGCTTTGGTTCCATCGCAGTTGACTGCTGCATCGGGAAACACGCTGACCCGCAACAACAACATCGTCACTGGGGTAACGGCAACTGCGCATGAATTGCGGGTTGGATATCAGGTCCAGATTTCCAATGTGCCGGACTCGAACTCGACAACCGTGGTTCAGACCAACAATTCTGGAAACCAGCTCACCCCCGGGGGAAGTTGGTCCCTGAACAGCGGGGCGTATCGATCAAACTTCAACCCCGGCACTTCTCCGTTAGGGAATTTTGTTGCGCAGGGGTTTGGGTTCAATGTTCCATCGTCTGCGACGGTGCTGGGAGTCGCTATCAGCTTCATTGTGCAATCGCAAGCCACAACGACCGGCACGATTGCGCAGGTAGCGCTATGGTATTCAGGCGCGCAGGAAGGCACCTCCAAGACGCCGGGAACCGCGATTACCCCTACGGCTACCACGGTGACCTACGGAAGCGCTGGAGATAGCTGGAGCGCTTCGCTGACGCCTTCAATCGTCAACGACCCGAGTTTTGGGTTCGCCGTTTCCTGCACTGCGGATTCGATTCGCCTGTTTCTGGGATTTCCGTTTACTGTGCAGGTCTATTACACCCTCTCTGGCTCCGGCACAGTGGCTATCGTCCAATCAATCGTGATCGACAACGAGCAGCATCCCGGCCTGGCTTTGGTGACGACGACACAACCTCATGGCCTGGCTCCGGGCGAGGATGTGTCGATTGTGGGCGTCGAGCCGGCAGTGGTTGCGAATGTAGCGGCAGCCCAGTGGAGCTCGGGGACCACGACTCTGACCACGGTAGTCAATCACGGTCTAGATCCGGGCACGGTGATTCAGGTTGCAGGAGTGACAACTGCGGGATCGCCTGCCAGCAATTTCAGCTTCGATGGGACGTGGACGGTCGAAAAGGTTCCATCTCCCAATCAACTCGTCTGGCAGCAGGTTCCAATCAACGCTGCCGACGAGGATGTTTTCAATGCCACCGCGGACACTGGAAACATCACGATTTCATGGCCGATCCCAGATGATACCCCGACACCAACCTATTTTGAGGTGCAGTCGGCTCCCACGCCAACGACGTTTTATGTCCAGGTCTCCTATTCGAATGGGACTTGGACGACCGGCACCGTGGGATTCATCTGGGAAGGTATTTTCTATGTAACATCGGTAATCTCGGCCGAGATTTTTCAATATCGGCAGTATGGGCCGAACGGAGCAACGACAGCGATTGGGACAGTCACGCCTTACGGGCAGGCAGGCGCGGGGCTTCATCTTTGCCAAGTGCTGTTTCTGACCGATCAGGGGGTGATTCCGGAACCGTCGCCATTTACGTCCTTCATCGCCAATGGCGGCCAGTATGTCAGCGTATCAAACATCCCTATCGGGCCATCGAACACAATCGCTCGTATTTTGGCTTTTACCGGAGCGGAGCCTAATGTTCCAGGAGAAATCCCGCCATTTTTCTATATCCCGGTTCCGGCGCAGCTTGAGGGGCAGGTGGTATCGACGGCAACGCAGATCGATGACAACACTACGACGTCCATAGTTCTTGATTTCTCGGACAACACGCTGTTCGCCGCGATTTCCATAAGCACGCCGGGGAATACGCTCGCAAATCAGATTGTTCTGGATGGCGCGCTCGGGTTTGCCTTTGCTGAGTCACGGCTGAAGACGTGGGGGCAAAGAAACGTCATTCAGAACTTCCTCAACATGGGGTTTGAGGGCGGCAATAATGCCAATGCACTCGACAGCCCACTGGGATGGGTCAATCCGCTTCCATCGGCGGGAGGATTGGTTAGTGCGCACTTTGGCACTGCCTGGGGGATCAATTTAGGGTTTACTTCTGCTACTCCGTATGGTCCCATTTCACAATCCGCCTATCTGGATGCTTATGGAGCACCGATTCTCGAAGGTAACCAGACCTACCTCTTCAGGGCATGGATCAAAGGTTCAGGTACGTTTCTAGCCACTCCGCAGGCCGTAGCGACCATATCGAGCGCGTCTACGGGGTTTTTGTCCACAGCGACAATTCCGGTTCTCAGCGCTCCAGCGGGAGGGGGATTTCTCCAGGCCGCATTCAATACCAAGATTCCGCAATTGATCCCGAGCGACATGGTTCTGACGGTTTTTGCGCTCGGCAGCAGGCAGATTTCCGGACCCTACTTTGTAACGATCGACGATGTAGAAATCATCTTCGCCGAAACGCCGTACCTCGACACGGAATGCTTTGACAGCTACGTTGACAACCCAGGCGCGTTCGATGGAGTGACCGGCAGTTCTGGCCCAACCGATGACACTCGAAAAATCATGGACTTCGGCATCGTCCGGGGAACGCAGTATTGCCTGACGCAAGATCCGTCAGGAAGGCTGCACGAGATCATAGTGAACCCTACCTCTGAGCCGATTGGATGGACTTGGGAAGAGATCGAAGCCAATTGCGGGACGCTCTCAGCTTTTGGATTGACGCACTCGCAGGCGGATGATGAGACGGGATCGAGCGGAGATAACTGGTTCGCGTGGCCCTCTGAAGGCGGCGCCATGCTCTTCGATGGAGGACTGCCTGAGAAGGTATCGCAGGAGATCCAGCAGGCGTGGAGCGGAGCGCAACTCCCCGGAGTGACGTGGCCACAGATCAACATGAATGCTGCGCTGTCGATCTCGGCGATGAACGATCCAGTGGAGAGGCTTTTGTACTTCTTCCTGCCTA